ATACAGTAATGTATATCGAAGAATCCAGAGAATTGCTGGAACATCCTAAAGAATTTTATACCAGAGAGTAACAATTAAAATTATAGAAATATGGAAAATATTGAAAATGGACAATCAGCAGCCGAGCAAATTTACTAGTATGATATAATACAAAAACATGCAAACACAGGTGACTATATAAAAAAAGGAACGTTAAAGGGTTTGCGTATAGATAAAGTAAATTTGAAGGTTCATCGACTAACCGCTAATGACGGTGTAGGATCAAGCGATCCGAAGTACTGGAAGTCCTTTTTAGAAGAAAAGGATTGTGATATAGTCAATTCTTCATCGAAAGATGAAGCAGCTAGTGAATGCAAGATAACTAGCGATTCGGAATTAGCGACTCCGAATGAATAAAAAGCCAGGTGCAGTACTTGCATTCGATAATGTAAACTATCAGGTACGTGTAAACGGTGTACCTTATCAGGATGGTTCTACATGGGTATATGAGTGCTATGTAGCAGATGGATTTGCTGGCGCATACATCCCAGGTGAATATCTTCTTCCAGGACGCCAGGTAAGCCGTATTGGTTCAGCTTATGAAGAGTATAGTGATGAGGCAGATATCATCAGCTATCAGACTCCGTTTAAGATGCGTAATAACCTTACAACTCTTCGTTTGTCTTATGATATCACTGGTGATGCATACTCTACAGTACTCGCTATCGCATTGAAGGATCCTGAGACTGGTAAGACATCTTATCTGTGGTCTGATTATCAGTATTGGTTGGCTCTCCGTGAGTGGAAGCGTCGTGAGGAGAAGTTCCTTTTATTCTCACGTTCTAACCGTAATTCAGATGGTACATATGCCCTTAAGGGTAAAAATGGACGTCCTGTGCCAATCAGTGCAGGTTTATTTGAGCAGATTAGCCCAGCTAATGTACGTTATTATACACATTTGACAGCAGAACTGCTTGAGGATTATTTGTTTGACCTGTGTTATAATATTCTTGGTACACAAGAGCGCAAGTTTATCGCTCTTACTGGAGAGATGGGTATCCGTGAGTTTGACCGTGTACTTCGTGAGAAGGCTGCAGGATTCCAACTTATTGATACGAAGTTTATCACTGGTTCAGGTCAGGAGTTGACTCTTGGTGGTCAGTTCACAACTTATAAGATGACTAACGGAATTGAGCTTACAGTTAAGCGTTGCGCTCTGTTTGATAATATGGAGATGTTCCGTCAGTTGCATCCGATCACTGGTAAACCATTGATGTCATATACATTCTTGTTTGTCGATCTTGGTCAGCGTGATGGTCAGGCTGTTAAAGTTTGCCGTAAAGGTCGTGAGTTTGTACAGTGGTGTACAGCTGGTTCTGTAACACCTGCTGGATACAGCAATAGCATTAATACAGTACGTTCTAACAGCCGTGATGGTTATCAGGTTCACTTCCTTGGTGAGGAAGGTATCATGCTTCGTAACCCACTGTCTTGTGGTATTTTGTACTGCGATGCTGAGGATACTGACATTACAAACGATGGTAACTACAGTGTAGCTGCCTGATAACAATATATAATAATTAACGATCGAGTTGGGGTATATCCCCAACGACCGACGTTACAACATACTAATTTTAAATTATGGTAGTTGAATTAAAAATAATGAAGAAAAATCCCTGGGCGGGTCTTATAAAATATAAATCATGTTATGATTATATTGCACCCTACCTTACTCGTTCCGGGTCGATATATACGGGTCTCACCCCAGAAGATGAGAAACATTATGAGAAAGTATTAGGTCTTGCAGAGGGGACACTCGCTAAGAATAGTCCTTACTGGGAGAACTTTGTAGTAAAGATTGGTTCTAGACCTTTGATTCTTGACGATTCATATCCTAGACAAGAGATGATAATTAAGTTTCTTACAGGTCATAAACGTGTTGCTACATCACTTGATAAGCTTGCAGCTAGTAAAGATTATCTTTTGATTAATAAACAAGCAGAAGCTATTGAACAGAATAAGATTAATAAGCAGCGTAGAGATGCTATCAAAGAGTTCGACAAACTTACTTTGGATCAGATGCGCAAATGCTTGCGTTTGTTTGGTCTTAAGTCAGACAATCTATCAAATGAGCTTGTTGAATCTACATTGTTTGGCCTTATCGATAAGAATCCGAAAAAGTTCTTTGATGTTTGGGTAAATAACAAATCCAAAGACACAGAGTTCTTGCTTGAAAGTGCAATAGCCAAAGGCGTTATTCGCAAAGATAAAACACACTATTATTATGGTAGTGAACTGTTTGCAGATTCTAAACAAGATGCAATTGCATATCTTGATGCAAAGAAGAATCAAGACCTAAAGCTTTCAATTAAAAACCAAGTAGAAAGTAAATAATTAAACAATACGACGTATGACGCATGGTGATATAATAACTAAATTTTTGATTGAATATGACAAGATGACCACTACATCGTCATATCCGTCGCTTACAAAATATGAGATTTAGACGGTATTGGACAAAGCTTACATTACTATAATAGCAAATAAACTTACTGGTAATAATCCGAGAAAAGCATTGTTTGAAAGTGATGGTAAAGCTATTGATGATATTCGTCCATTAATAGTTACACAATCTACTGAGAAAAGTAAAGAACAACCTTCAAATATCGCATCAAACGAAATAGTATATAATACACCAACCGATCCAGAATGGATGTATTATGCACAATCAACACTTGAGGTTAAGAACACTACTATTCCTGTACAACTTGTAAGTCATCAAGATTCTCAAAATTTTAAAAACTCGGACATCAATATTCCGTGGATGACAAACCCTGTTGTATATATTGAAGGTACAAATGAAAGTCTACACGTATTATATGATTCTTTTAAATATAACAAAGAAGATATACATAATCTAATATGTACATATATCAAAAGACCTGTTAGATTTGTAAATAATCCTGACAATACAGCATTTGAATTAAATGATAACGTTGTCGAAGAGGTTATAAACATGGCTATTATAATGTCCGCAGAGATTGTAGAATCTCAAAGATTAAATACAAAATCATCTTTAAATTCAGTTGAATCATGACAAAAGAACAAACTAGGCAATTAGGTGTTGAATTTGAAAGACGCCTTTATGAGATTTATCCAGAATTTAAAGTAAAGGATAAATTAACAACAGATACAATATATGCTATATTAAGTGAATTTTGTATATAGTTTGTTAATGGGTTATTTATGACAACTGACAAAATAGAAAATAATTCTATTGGAGTTGTTAGAATTAATGATGTTAGTAAGACATTGATCAAACACGCAAAAATTGCATATTCCGATGAGAATCCTGATTTTGATTCAAACTGTACATGTTTTGAAAAACCAGAAGATTATTATATTTACGTACGATCTTCAAGTAAGGCATCTAAAACATATAAAACAAAAGATAAGACTGGTAAGGAATATATATTACCAAACAATATAATAAAGTAGCAAGATGTTCCGAATGTTATAAACACATATGTGAATAATAATGCTATTATAAGATACCCGATGGTTATATTAGAAAGTACAGAAAAAGGAGTTCCTTATATAAAGGTAATACATGATTCTTACACAGATATATATGAATTAGATCTTACTTATTATTGTCAACCATATCGATTCAATATCATTAATTACAATGATGATGATATGAGCGAAGGAGCAGTACATAGCTACTGCCAATTACCATATTCTATTTTTGATGATATTGTAGAAGGAGCTATTAATTTATACACAAGTCAATATAAATTCAGGTTACTCGGAGGATCAAATAATCAAAAACAACAAAAACAGTAGGAGGATGATCAATGACGAATTTACAAATATTAACGTCGTTTGAAACTGAAATAAATAAAATAAACGACAATATTACAAAACCAAATACTGATGATTCTTTATATTGGCTAAATCAAGCTGTGTATAAATTTATAAAGCTTAGATTCAATGGTGATTTTGTGCATAAAACAGCGTTTGAGTAGACTGAAAAAAGACGCGAGGATCTTATACATCTGTACAAATCTAAAACATATGATGAATTTACAACAATAACAAGTAATTCAGACTACGATCAATATAGTGTAGAATATCCTAAAGACTTTTTGTATGTATTACACGAAGATGTTGTTATATCCGATATGAACAATCGAAATATAAAAACTACCTCTGTGTTTGAATGTACAACAGATAGTTTTATGCATCGTGTAAACAATTCATTGACAGATTTCCATTATCATTTTCATAGAGCAAGGCCTTTGCGTGTAAGGAATGAAAACGGTTGTAACTTATTAACAGACAAACAATACAAGATTAAATCTTATACATTGGGTTATTTAAGAAAACCTAATGAAATATCTCTGGAAAACCCGTTTGATGAGTATGCGGATTTTACAGATAATGTAATGTATGAAATAACGAAAATTGCAGCTCAGATGTACATCGAGAATACGCAAGATAAACGTTATGAAACTATTACAAATGAAGTAAATACTCAAGAATAATTTTAACGTGGAAACCCCAGCTAGTTAGGTCTAGTATTAAACATAGGGGGAGTAGAAAAAATTAAATATATAAATTATGATTACATATGTAAATACAGTGCTCGTTGGTACGGGCGCAGGTGTGCTCGAGACAGCTCCAGCAAAAGCTACGGGTAAAAATACCCCATCTACAGATGCAGGTAAATTTGTAATGATGAATATGGATGGTGTAGAGGATTCTAAACTTTACACTGTTGATGCTGATACAAAGAAATTCCGTATTGGTTTTGTAACAGGTAAAAACACACCAGTTCGTGATAGAGAAGGTAATGTAGAGTATCTTCCTATAATCAAATGGTCTAATCCTATCAAGCGTGATGATATTACTTCTGTAGTATCACAAGATTATTTTGATAGTAATGAAGATAAAGTAGAGATTGATTTCACTAATGTAAATCCAGCTACCATGGCAGAATTTGCAAAAGGTGAGCGCCGTATCATCGTACGCTTTACATTTAAAGATATGCCTACACGTTATCGTAAGTGGACAGAGTCTTATGAGTATGTAACAGAGATTGATGATGATGCTGAGAAGATTGCAAAGAATATTGCTCTTCAGATTAACAAGCAGTATAAGAGAGCTCGTGTAGTTGCTAAGGCTGAAGCTGGTAAAATCACTGTTACAGCAATGCCGTATGATGATGACGACGTGAACGACAGTATCAACTGGGCTAACAAAGTACGTTTCAGTGCTAATGTTTATTATACAGATCCTACAGCTCCAGCATTTGCTTCTAAGAACAAGTATTCTATTTCAGGTCTTACAATATTGAAGACTCCTGGTAAGTGGTGTACAACTGACGCTAAGCTCGTTCGTGATCGTGAATCACAGGCAATGGGTTATCAGGGTATTCTGAACCGTGGCGAAGGTACATGGCCAATCATTAAGCCAGATATGGTTACGGACATCAATAAAAAGTATGATGGCCTTACAATCATGTTTGAGAATCACTATCACGCTGCTGATGATCAGATTCGTCGCACTAAGGAGTGTGTTGAGATCTATGGTATTCACGGATCAGACGACCTTACTGCTATTAAAACTGCTGTTGGAAACGTTACAGACGAAGGTATTGTAGCACAGGCTTAATTATTAACTTACATTACTTGGGACTCTTTACAGAGCCCCTTTTAATGTTTTAATACACACTATTATGAATATAAGAATTGGAAATGATATAAAAGTAAAATTTACTATAAACAACCCTAACGAGTTTGATTATGGTAATGTTAAACAAATGCGTGTGTATTTTGTAAACAGTGCTCTTGAAAATTTCCCAGGTTGTCCTGTTAAAAGATTCCCTAAAGAACCGTTTCCTCAGTTTTATACGCCTTCTAAATATACATTACACGGGTGTGGAAGATTTGAATATAATGTAAATCCGAATTACCGTAAATGCGAATATGCACACGATGGTGGATTCCATGATGCACATCTTTGGCCTTATTATGATGGATTTGGTGTAAAACCAGATCATTTTATAGATTGTTGCCCAGATCCTAGTCCAAAGCCAATGGAGGAATGTGCATTTCTTGCACCTTCCAAAATAGAATCTGGTGAGAATGAAGGTGTTGCATATTTTCCAGCATGTGAGCAACGTTTGGCAGGACCATATAAAATGATTGTTGTATTAGTAATGTATGAGTCTGGTTGGGCTAGAAACAATCTTCATACTTATACAATGGACTACGGTACCATGTTCAATCTTGTTGAAGATGAAGGTGGCATGTGTGGTAATATAACAATCAATGGAAATACTAAAGAAATAGAGTCTGAAGGCATAAAACAAATCAACGTTGCTTCAGAGGTTCTTTATTTGAGAAAAGGTTCTAAACTAAAACTTGGAGAAACAGATACTAGAGGAGAACTATACGATGTTACAGTAATTCTTGAGAATGGTAGTGCTATCAAATATCGTTACGACATGTGGCAAAACAATCGTATTAAATTTGATACATCTGATATTAATACAGTATCCGTTGATTATCAAGGAACACTCGACGTATGGGGTACAAATAGTAGTCAAGTTACAATTACTGTATCTAGTCCCAATGGTCAAATTATAAAATAGATTGTGGTTATGATTATAACAGACAATGTTCAATTTATAGGATTTGCTCCAACTGAAGATGCTAAACAAGTTGATCTTGAAAGACTCGATAGTAACGGAAAACGTACGTTCTTTGGTGTTGACGAATTATCTGGAAATTATCAACTTAATAATACACAGAATGGAAATTATTTGTGGATATTTTCTAATGAACCCATAAAAGATATAGATTCGAGCATGTTTGATGTACCACTCGCTTCAGTACAACGTAATGATAAATATAACTTCTGTTATCACTGCCCCAATGCATTGATACCTACAAGTTTCGATATAACAATAAATAAATAATACTATGGAAATAACAGAAAAAGACGTAAAAGTTTTAGGTCGTGTTGTTGCCATAACGACCGATAATATTGTAGCAAGTGCTGAGTAGGTATATGATGAAAGTTTTGATGGTGGACAACACTAGAATGTTATAAATAAGCATTTTTTAGACACTGATACAGCATTAGATAAAAAAATCGATACATTACAGTCATACGTCGATGATACGTTTGTACCATTAGATGGTGCTGTAATGAACGACGAAGCATCGTTGCAATTTTCCGCAGACGATTGCACATCTTCAATAGACGGTACTGGTTTATCATTGGATAAAGAAAACACAACAGATACAAAAAATACAGCAGTTGTGTTTAATCAGTTAACATTTAATAACGAACAATGTGGTATTAAATATGATGTTGATGAAAATACCGTTGTAATGTATAATGGAGATAAAACAGTAAGTCTTGATTTTGATGAGCCTTGTTTAAATGCAAATGGTCTCGGAGTATATGCGGATGGGTTTTTTATACCAGACCATGGACCAGAAGATCTTGTAAATGCTAACGGAAGTGTAGCTACTAAAATAACAGAGGAACAAATTTTAAATTTATTTAAATGATGGCAAATACACAATACTTAGATTACGAAGGACTTTAGAAGTATCATCGTAACATAAAACAACATTTTGCACCTCTGGATGAGCGTGGTATAATTCCAGCAGCTAATCTTCCAAGTTACGTAGATGATGTACTTGAGTTTAATACATTATCTGATTTTCCATCAGTTGGAGAATCTGGTAAAATATATGTAACACTTGATACTAATTTAACATATAGATGGACAGGATCTAAATATATAGAAATTAGTTCTAGTCTTGCATTGGGTACTACTTCATCTACAGCATTCCCTGGTGATAGAGGTGCTGCATTAGAAACAAAAGTTGAAAAACTAGAGAATGTTTCTAATTCATTACCATCAGATATTATAGATGGTGTTGAAAGTACTCATAATGAGGACAACTTTACTATAGAATTTACAACATCATAGAAAGATCAAAGTGGAATTTATTAGAATGGGATAGGTAGCCAAACTATCATACCGACTGCTACAAATAAAACATGTGGTTTAATGTCTAAAGATGATAAGAAATCAGTAGACAGTTATAAAGACCATCAATCTATATTAGAAGGAGTATCGAATGCTATTACAGATTAGTCCTATTTGGTAAATATGGCGGACTGGGATATTTAGCATGATGATTCTGATGTGAAATTATATACTAAATATACGATTGTAGACTCTGATGAAATAACTTATTAGACACAAGATCTTACTATAAATGCAGCAACTTCTGAAAAAGCCGGAGTTATGTCTGCAGAAGATAAAAAGAAACTAGATTCTTTATCTACAAATACTTCTAATATAATATTCTTTGATGGCTATGTAGAGTCTGCCAATACTGTACACACAAGCCCAGATTCATTTTCTGGGAATGAAAAAGTAGTATATGTAGCAAGTGCGAAATCTTTCGCTGTTTATGATGCTGACACATACTATGTCGGAAAAGAATAGGTTTTTGATTCTGTGTATAAAAAACTAAAAGATTATAGTAAGGTGGATAACTTTACTATATATCGACCTTTTAAAAACACATTCTATATATCTACTGAAAATTATACAATGTACGTATCTGATAATGCAGAAGATAATATTCTACATATTATAAATACAAAGGATATAACATCTCAACAAATTAATTCATTATAATTATGGCTCAATTTCTAGACCTAAATGGTCTTAAAACATATAACAACGAGGTTGTTGCTAAAAAGTATTATGCTAAGACATCAGGCGAAGCAGATCGTACTGATATCGATGCTATACTAAAAGGCGACAAAGCTCTCGTAACTCCAGTTATTTCAACAAATACATGGGGTGTTACAAACAAATCTGGTCAGGCTATTAGTGGTACATATTCCGGAACAGCAATTACAGTGCCTACTGGTGCAACTGTAACATATACTGGTAAATGGAAATGGACACACAATGATAACTATAAAGACCCAGAGTCTGTAGCTGGTGTGTGGGGTACTGCAAAGCCGGCTACTGGTGTAGAAAGTGCGGTATGTGATACACAAACTAAAACGTCTGAGAATGCCGGCAATGTAACAGTGGCAAGTGTAACTCTTTCCGCCGCAAAGAAAGGTTTAATGTTAAACGGACAAAAAGTTGTACAAGCATCAGGCAGCGATTCAACAGGGGCATCAACAGTAATATACTTTAGAGATAATGTATATTATGGACCCGTTACAGCAGCAGCACCAGATGCAGCTACTATTGCGGCTCTTGCTACATATTTAACTAATACAAAGTCAGCAAAAGTAACAGCTACAACTACAGCATCACAGTATTTCTGTTATGCTTATCCTAAATCATACGGTGAGATTTCTACAATTGTTGCAGATGGAGCGGATCCAATTAAAGATAACTTTAGAGCTGTACAAACAGTTTCTGTAACTAATACAGCAGGTCTTGCTAAAGATTATTATGTATATGTAAGTACTAATATGGGTGCGTTTTCTAATAACTCACTCGCATTTAATTAATAAGGAGGGTTGAATATGGCAAAATTAGGACAAATTAAATCCGGAACAATGCGAGTTGGTAATACTACCACAACCGGGTATGGTATAGTATATGCAGACGAAATAATTGGTCATAGAAGAGTGGCTAAATATTCAGACTTGAATAATATTCCAGACTGGTGTTTGTATAATAAAGCTGGTGGTGATACACCTAGTACAGCAGTTGGTCAATTGTGGTATGTATCGACCTCAGAAACAGTACAACCTAGTAAAGATGCTGCAGCAATAACATATTCTAACGGATTGTATCAATTAGTTGCTTATGATGGTACAACAAAGAAGTGGGAGCGTTTTAAGAATGGTTCTGATGTTGTAACTTCTGATACAACATATACGTTTGCAAACGGTACAGATGGTTCGTTTACAGTAACGCCTAAAGGTGGTGATACGCAAAAAGTAACTATTGGTAAACCGGCTTCTGCGTCTTCCGCAGATAGTGCTACTAAAGCTACAAATGATGGTAATGGAAATAATATAGCAAACACGTATTTGACAAAAACCACAGCATCTTCAACGTATGCGACAAAATCAGACGTTACTGCTCTTACGTCAGCTCTTGTTTATAAAGGAACGGTGGATGCTACATATGCACTACCAACAACAAGTGTGAAAGTAGGTGATGTATATGTAGTTGCTGCTGCTGGTACATACGCAGGACAGGCATGTGAGAATGGTGATATGATCATTGCATCTTCAACAACACCTACTTGGACTGTAGTACAGGCTAATATTAACGGTGCTGTTACATCCAGAAGTACTCTTGATAGCAACGCTATCGTACTTGGAGATGGTAATAGGTCTGTAAAGACGTTCGCTACAACATCTACAGCAGGTTATCTATATTGGACTGGAACTGCTTATGCGTGGAAAACACCTAGTGAGTTTAGTCTCAAAGCAGCTAGTGCAGATAGTCTCGGCGGTATTAAGATTGGTTATACAGCTACTGGTAAGAATTATCCTGTACAGCTTGATGCTAATAGTAAAGCTTATGTAAATATTCCTTGGGTTGACAATACTGAGAATGTTGAAACCATAACCAACTACCTTAAAAACAATGGGGTAATTGATTTCAGTACGCAAGACAACGCATTCACAACAACATCGTTTAAATCATAGGTAATTATTGGTCTTAGTTGTAATAAATTAGATAATGACGGTGCTACTCAAGGTATAGGAGCAACAATTCCTGCAGCAACATCTGAAAAGGCTGGTGTAATGACAGCTACTGATAAACAAAAACTTGACGCTTTACAAAATATACCAACCATAGCTCTTGCTGATATTGATACGTGTGGTTATAAGGATGCAACAGCGCTTTGTACAGCAATAGTTAATAAAGAAATATCAAAAGTATATGTAACAGAACTCGCAGCTTATATGACGTTGTCGACAGATAATATGGCACATGCTATTGTTCAAACTGTAACCACACATAATAAACTAGATACTGAAACGTGGCAGTTTGTCGATAATATACATCAAGATGGAGTTTTATATACATATCAGAGGTATTATCCTTTCGGTGGAACTTATGGTAACATTAGTTCCAGTATACTTAATAAATGGACCCCTTGGTTGATTACAAATGTAGATGGAATGTTCTATGAGGCTTCGGGCGATCAAACAGCATCCAATTATAATACTCTTTTATATCAGCATGCACAAAAATATGCAAATGTTAGTACTAATAACAACGTTGTGTCTTTTATTGATGTATATGTAGATCATATAGGACTTATAAAATCAAAAACTGTGACAATTGCAGAACCTATTTCAGATGCATCAATAACGAACGCTTTTAAATGATAAAATATGGCACAATTTTTAGATATTAATGGGCTACAAACAGTTGTGCAAAATGTTAAAAATTTAATAAAATTTAATTTTTTACCTATTGGTTATTCTATAAGTGATAGTATATCCACATCAGTAATTAAAAATACAAAAACTACTGCGAACGGTTTAATTTTGGTATATGTTACTACAAGAGATAGATTATATGCATACGTAAACGGTTATT